CTCTTTGAGCCTATGCGTTACAAGGTTCTTTATGGGGGTCGTGGTGGGGCTAAGTCTTGGGGTGTTGCGAGGGCTTTATTGGTTCTTGGTGTCAAAAAGCCAACTAGAGTCTTATGCGCCCGTGAGTTCCAAAACTCTATAGGCCAATCCGTTCACAAGCTCCTATCCGATCAAATCATTGCATTAAAGTTGGAGTCATTCTATGAGATTACGCAAAACTCAATCAGAGGTAAGAATGGGACTGAGTTTGCTTTTGTTGGACTTAAAAACAATGTTGCGAACATAAAATCATTCGAAGGAGTTGACATTGTTTGGTGTGAGGAAGCCGCCTCGATTAGTCAATCTAGTTGGAATGTTCTCATACCTACAATTCGTAAAGAAGGCTCAGAAATATGGGTTACGTTCAACCCAGAACTTGAGTCAGACGAAACATACCAAAGGTTTGTTCTTAACCCACCAGACAATAGCAAAGTTGCGAAGATTAACTGGTCGGATAACCCGTGGTTTCCTGAAACACTCAGGTTAGAAAAAGATGCCCTATTTAGCAGGGATAGAGAAGCCTACAATACAGTCTGGGAGGGCCTATGCCGTCAAACAGTAGATGGTGCTATCTTTGCCAAAGAAATGGCTATGGCTGATTTAGAGGGTAGAATAACGAATGTCCCTTATGACCCTATTAAGCCAGTTCACGCAGTATTTGACCTCGGTTGGGCTGACGCTACTGCTATTTGGTTTGTGCAGTTTATTGGCATGGAAACTCGCCTCATTAGGTATTACGAAAACACGCAAGAAACGATAGCGCATTACCTGGCTAAAATGCAGTCGTATGGATATGTATATGACACCCTTTGGCTACCTCATGACGCAGGATCAAAGACTTTGGGATCTAACGGCAAAAGCATTGAGGACATCGTTAGAGCTACAGGGTATAACGTTAGAGTTATTGAGCGAACACCCATTGTTGATTCCATTAATGCTGCCCGAATGATGTTTAACAAGTGCTGGTTTGATAAGACCAACACGCATGAGGGATTGCAATGTCTGCGCCATTACCGGTATGACGTAGATCCTGATACTAAGCAGTTCAGCCAAAAGCCATTGCATGACAACTATTCGCATGGAGCTGATGCTTTCCGATACATTGGTTTGATGGTCAACGAGCCTAGAAAAGCACCAAAACAACGGGGAACTTATCAACTCCCGTCAAGCTGGATGGGTTAAAATGTGTAGTAAAAATGAGACACTTGTCTTAAAATCGGGCAATAATTAAGGAATTTCTATGGCATACGACAGAGTTGCAGACTCCCAATCAGACGGCAGAATCGAAGAAGCCAAAGACTTTTTAAGACTTTGTAATGATTCGGATAGCAATAATCGTGCCGAAGCCTTAGATGATGTGAAATTTGCAGCAGGCGATCAATGGCCTGTGGATGTGCAAAATAGCCGAGTATTAGAGGCTCGCCCATGCCTAACCATCAATAAAGTGGATGCTTATATCCGTCAAATCTGTAATCAGCAAAGACAGCAACGCCCACGCATTAAAGTGCATGGAATGAACAATGAGTCAGACGCTAAAGTCGCTGAGATCATTACTGGTATCTGCCGTCATATTGAGAACCAATCCGATGCAGACTCAGCCTACGATCACGCTTTTGAATACGCAGTTAAGATGGGCTGGGGCTATTGGCGTATCACTACAGACTATGTAAGAGAGGACAGCTTTGACCAAGAAATTTACATTAAGCCGATTGAAAACCCTTTTACTGTCTATTTTGATCCTAATAGCGTGCTTCCTGATGGCAGCGATGCTGAGCGTGTCCTTATTACGACAGTTATCAGCAAAAACGTGTTTAAAAAGATGTATCCCAACGCTGAATTTGACCAGGGCTTCTCCTCAAGGGGAACAGGTGACACCGAATCCGAATGGGTCACGAAAGAAGATATACGTATAGCCGAGTATTTCTACACAGAACGCATTAAGACAGAGTTAGTTCAGCTATCTGATGGCACTACAGTCTATAAGGATGAAATGCCTCCTAAAGACGTTTTAGAAGCTTCTGGCATTACTGTGATTGATAGCAGAGAAACGTGGAAAAAGAAGATTAAGTGGTGCAAGCTGACCGCTATGGAAATCCTTGAAGAAGGCGAATGGGCGGGTAAATTTATCCCTGTTGTGCCTACTTATGGTCAAGAAGTGCGAGTTGATGACAAACATAAGAAATTTGGATTGGTTCGCATGGCTAAAGACCCACAACGTATGTATAACTACTGGTCAACGGCTTTAACTGAAACTGTAGCCCTTGCTCCTAAAGCAAAATGGTTGTTGGCTGAAGGACAGGATGAGGGTCATGAGAACGAATGGGCAATGGCTAACATCAAAGCTATGCCTGTTTTACGTTACAAGCAAACTGATATTGAGGGCAGACCTGCTCCAGCACCTACAAGACTGCAACCAGAGCCACCTCCTGCGGGCGTGATGTCTGCTCTGCAAGGCATGAATCAGGATTTACAAGCAGTCGTAGGTATTTTTGATCCTAGCCAGCTTCCTACCGGAATGATGACTGGTAAAGCTATGCAAGGTCAGCAATCCCAAGTGGATATGACCAATTTCCACTATTACGACAATTTGACACGCAGTATCCGTCACACAGGTCGCATCATTCTTGATCTGATCCCTAAGATTTATGACAGAGAACGGGTCATGCGAATCATTGGTGATGACGGAAAGCCTGAATTAGTGACTATTAATCAGCGTGGTCAAGACGAACAGGGCGTATCTAAAGTCCTAAATGACGTAACTGTGGGCGAATATGATGTTGTTATGGATACAGGCCCTGGATACAACTCCAAGCGTCAAGAAGCTGCCGATACCATGACACAATTATTGCAAGTTGATCCACAACTGATGCAAGTGGCAGGCGATTTGGTATTCCGTAATATGGATTTCCCTGGCGCAGAAGTCATCGCAGATCGTTTGGCTGCCTCTAATCCAATGTCACAGATTGATGACAAGTCACCAATCCCGCCACAAGTTCAGATGCAAATCGCTGCTGGTAAAGCGCAGATGCAGAAGCTACAACAAGAAAATATGCAGTTGCAGATGATGATTAAACAACGTCAGGACATCGAAAGCGTTAAACAAGAGGCTGAAACTAAGCGTGAACTCATGCGTCAGCACACCAAAGCGCACGATACCGAAATGCGTACTGAAACTGCTGCTCAAGATACAGTTGTTAAGACTCAGACTCAGCTTGAAATTGAACAGATGAAGGCGCAATTAGCCCTTGTTTTGGCGCATATTAATAAGACTGATTTCAAAGCTGCCAACGCAGAAGCGATTGAGAGAGCTATTTAGTGTTGTAAAAGCGCAACACTTATGATATAAAAGCAGTTGTAATACCTACCAATGGGTTCATTGGGTAAAAATCTTGAGGAATCTCATGTCAGAAGAAACAGCAGTGAGAACAGCAGACAATGTAGTAACGTCAGATAATTTAGCGGAATGGACTGCTAATAAATTAGGTTTAGCCAGCGAAGAAGCCCCTGTTGAGGCTGAAACTGTCGAGGAAACTCCAGAGTCAGAGCCATCAGTTGAGGCCCAAGCCGAGAATTTACCTGAGGCAGAACAAGAAGCGGAAGTAACAGACAAGCCTAAACAAAATCCCAAAATTGAAAAGCGATTTCGTGAGCTTACAACTCGTGCTAAACAAGCTGAAGCCGAAAAGCAAGCTCTAGAAGCCCGCCTACAAGAACTTGAGAGCAAAGTAGCACCTCCCAAAGCAGAAGAAGCTGACCCTGTAGGTGAAAAGCCAACTAGGGCGCAATTTAACAATGTTGATGAATATGCAGAAGCATTGGCTGAGTGGAGCGCAGAAAAAGCATTAGTTGAGCGTGATAAGCAAGAACAGCAACGCAAAATCGAGGAACAACGCCAAGAAGTAATCAAGTCTTGGTCGCAAAAACTTGAAAAAGTAAAAGCTGAATTGCCTGATTTTGATGATATGGTAGCTTCAAGCCAAGTCCAAGTGAGAGATGAAATCAAGGATGCAATCTTGGAGTCTGATGTAGGCCCTCAAATCCTATATCACTTAGCATCAGATGACGAATACGCCCAAAAGTTTGCTTCAATGCCTGTGTCAAAAGCTCTAAAGGAATTAGGGAAATTGGAAATTCAGTTTGAGCGTAAAGAAGCTCCTGCTGAAGTCAAAAGCGAAACTGTTGCTCGTAGTAAAGCACCAGCACCGATTAAGCCTATTAGTGCAAGCAAATCCGGTGGCGATGTTCTGATTGATGGAGATGGACAATTTCATGGAACGTATGCCCAATGGAAAGCAGCACGACAGGCTAAACGGATACGCTGATAAACCCAATTTAAATAAAGGAAATAATCATGGCAAATAATTTGCTAACTATTTCTAAGATCACTAACGAAGCGTTAATGGTCTTGGAAAACGAATTAACATTCACCTCTGAAGTAGATCGTAACTACGATGACCAGTTCGCTGTAGTCGGTGGTAAGATCGGTAACACAGTAAACGTTCGTAAACCAGGTCGTTTCATTGGTACAACTGGCCCAGCTTTGAACGTTGAAGATTTCAACGAAACTTCTGTGCCTGTAACCCTTTCTACCCAGTTCCACGTTGACACACAGTTCACAACCCAAGACTTAGCTTTGTCTTTGGATATGTTCTCTGATCGTGTATTGAAGCCTGCTGTTGCTGCTATTGCCAACAAGATTGATCGTGATGGTACTTTGCAAGCTGCAAACAACACCGCTAACATCGTTGGTGTTGCTGGTACGCCTCCAACTGGTTTGATCACTTACTTGACCGCTGCTGCTTACCTCGATGCTGAAGGCGCACCCCGTGATGGTCGTAGATCATGCACAGTTGAGCCATTTACCTCAGCTACTATCGTTGACAGCTTAAAAGGCCTATTTGTGCCACAAGAAGCTATTGGCGAGCAGTATCGTAAAGGTTTGATGGGTCGTGACTCTGCTGGTATGAATTGGAAGATGGATCAAAACATCGTTTCACATACTTTCGGTAACTTCTCAGGTTCTGCAACTGTAGCTACTACAACTGCTACTGGTTTCTTGACAAGCGGTTGGGCTTCTTCAAGCACAATCACTTTGACTTTGACCAGTGGCGTTAGCTTAAATCAAGGCGATACATTCACCATCGCTGGTGTTTATGCTGTTAACCCACAGAATCGTCAGGCTTATGGTTCAAACAAGTTGCGTAACTTTGTAGTTAATACTGCTGTTAGCGGTTCAGGTGGTACTATTTCTGTAAACGTATCTCCAGCTATCATTACTGCTGGTCAGTTCCAGAACGTATCTATTCCTACAACCAATGCTACTGCTGCTGTTACCTTCTTTAACCAGTCTGGTACTGTTTCCCCACAAAACATCATCATGCACCGCAATGCGTTTACTCTCGCAGTAGCCGACCTTGAGTTGCCAGAAGGTGTTCACTTTGCAGGTCGTGCAAGCGACAAGGAAATTGGTCTGTCAATGCGTGTAGTTCGTCAATACACCATTAACAACGACTCTATTCCTACTCGTTTAGATGTTCTGTATGGTTGGGCTAACTTGTATCCTGAGCTCGCTTGCCGTGTTGCAGCTTAATTTAACGGATAACGAAAGGAAACTATATGTCTAATCCAGGACCAGCAGTAACTAACTCGATTCATCCACAGAATCTAGGTACAAACCAAGCTCTGCGCCTTTTGGCAGTAAGCAAAGGTGTAAGCCTAGCATCTGATACTGATACCGCAGTTAACGTAATTAACACTTCTAGCTATGTTCCAGCAACTGTTTTGATTGCTAATGCAAACAATTCAGGTTCTGCAATCTCTAGCCCAGCAAGCGTTTATTTTGGTATCTACAATGCTCCATCACAGGGCAACACAACCGCTGCAATTCTCACAACCGCTACTTTGCCTGCTAGTTTTACCAGCACAACGTATGTTGATGTAGTTGCTGCAAGTTACCCTGCTTTGGCGCAAACAGCACAAACTTTGTATGTAAACGTAGCTACTGCTACTGTTTCAGGCACAGTTGACGTGTATGTTTACGGCTACGATTTATCAGGCCCACAGCAGTAATTTTGTAGTAAAGTAGAAACCCACCCCCTAAAAAGGGTGGGTTTTTCACATTTAAGGGGAATCAATGAAAACAATTATGATCGGGCTTCCTTGCTATTCAGGCAAAGTCCATGTGCAAACTATGCGAGCTTTAATGGGCGATGTCATTTTATTGCTCTCAAAAGGCTATAAATTTATGATTGCAGAAGATGTTGGAAATAGCGATATTGCAGCGTGTCGAGCAGCTATCGTAGCCACCTTTTATCGTTCTATAGCTGATGAATTGATCTTTATTGACGATGATGTTTTTTGGACACAAGGCGATATGGTCAAATTAGTAGAATATCCAGTAGATGTTGTAGGTGGTGTTTACCCTAAAAAGACAGAAGAAGTCGCTTTTCCTGTTCGCATGGATTTAAAAGAAGAATACAGAACAGACTCAGAAACAGGTTTGATGGAAGTGGCTGGACTTCCTGGCGGGTTTATGAAAATTACTCGTAATTGCGTAGAACAGATGATTAAAGCCTACCCCAAGACTACCCAAAGAAGCACTAATGAAAGCTCAGAATTTTGGCCATTCTTTGATCCATTGGATATACCTGGTGATCGTTTAAGTGAGGATTTCAGCTTTTGCGAGAGATTCCGTCAAATCGGTGGAAAAGTCTGGGCTGACTTTGAAATGGAAATGGGTCACATAGGGTACAAATCGTATAAAGGAAGCATGGGAAATTACTTGAGAAGTCTAGAAAACAATGTAAAATAGTTGTAGATTTACAACACACCCCCTTTGCAAAGGAAAAACTATGTCATTTCAAACAACTCCAGCACGTGGAAATATTCTTTATAACTTCCTCGTTTATCCATCTTTAACCCCAACTTCAGTATCAGCTTCTTCTACTGCTGTCCAGACCTTTACTATTCCTGGTCTAGCTGTAAATGATGCAATCAGCGCAACTTCTGCTGGCGCACAAACAACTGGCATTACAATAGCTAATACTTGGGTTTCTGCTGCTAACGTATTGTCTATGCAACTTGTTAACGCAAGCACTTCTGCTTTGACTCCTTTTGTTGGCACATATATCCTTGCTTGTGATCGTTTAGAAGGCACAATCCTCCCAACTAACGCAGCTTAAGGATAAAACATGGCTAACGTATCAGCATATCGTTTTGTAGGCCCTACAACGGCTATTAGCGTTAGTGGCACTTCTTCTACTTCTGTAACGATTGTCCCTAACGGAAACGATCAAGCGAACTTTTGTGGCTTTTTGAATACTGGCTCTAGTCCTGTTGCTATTACGATTACTCCTGCTATTGCAGGAACAACGACAACAGCACCATCAGCCGTATTGCCATCAGGTGGAAATACCAGTCAGAGCTTTGTATTGGGTGTAGCAATGTCCCAGCCTACAGTTTTGGCAGTTCCCCCAAGTTTTGCAATTACAGCGATTGGAACAAGTGGCACACTATATGTGTTGCCAATGGTAGATCAGAACTAAGGAAAAATTATGGCAAACCCAGGCGTTGCAAGCAGTTCAGTTATCAATTTATTACCAGTTCAAGCTGAATATGATGCCAATGGCAACTGCTTGGGTCTATATGGTCAAGGTGGAAATGCACTACAAACACCATTAAATGCTACTAATTTAAGCATTGAAGGCAATTTAGTAATTTCAGGAAGCAATCCTACTTTAGGTTCAGGATGGGGAACTAGCCCTACTATTCTTGCTAATAATACTTTTTGCTTTAAAGTAACAGTTGGCACAGGTGGCGCAGCTAATGGAACAATCAATCTTCCTACAGCTCCTAATGGTTGGTTAGGCTTTGCTGCGGATGTAACAAGCGGTAATGCTGTATTTTTGCAACTGACAGGAAGCACATCCACTTCAGTTACATTTACTAGCTATTCTGTAACAACTGGTGCTGCTGCTAATATGTCTGCTGGAGATGTAGTTTTAGTTAACTGTATCGCCTATTAAGGGTAGATTATGGCTACAGGGCCAGCTTTAACGCAGGATCAGAATTTACTGCCTGTTCAGGCTTACTTTAACCTAGATGGGTCTTTTAATACCTTTATAGGTCAAGGTCAGCCTTTTTACGCTTCAATAAATCCTGTTCAATCAGGGTTAACCATTACCAATAGCACGATTGATAGCACGACTATTGGTGCTACAACCCCATCTACGGGTGTTTTTACTAATGTTTCAGCGACTACAGGGCAGATTGCAACAAGTCCTACAGGTACGACCGATATTGCCAATAAGCTGTATGTAGATACAGTAGCTCAAGGGCTAAGTCCTAAAGCAGCCGTTAAATGCGCCACTTTAAGCAATATTACATTGTTAGGATTGCAGACGATTGATGGCTACACGACTCTTGCAGGCAATCGAGTCCTTGTTAAGAATCAAACCAACACCCCTGATAACGGCATTTATATAGCCTCGTCAGGGGCTTGGACTCGTGCAGTTGATATGGATGTATGGGCAGAAGTGCCAGGGGCTTATACAGTCGTTTTAAATGGCTCACAAGCCGATACTGGATGGGTATGCACCTCATCTGATGCTGGCACAATCGGCACAACCCCAATTACTTGGGTTCAGTTCTCAGGATCAGCCACTTATTTTGCGGGCACAGGGTTAACGCTAACTTCAAACACATTTAGCATTACCAACACAGGCGTTTCAGCTAATACTTATGGTTCTGCTAGCGCAGTTCCTGTCTTAGCCGTAAATGCTCAAGGACAGATTACTAGCGCAAGTAATACAAGTATCGCAATTAGCTATACGCAAGTTAGCGGTCTTGGCACGATGTCAACGCAAAACGCTAACAATGTGGCAATTACAGGAGGCTCGATCAATGGCACTACTATTGGCGGTTCTTCTGCTGCCGCAATTACTGGTACTACTATTACTGCTACTTCTTCTTTTAGTGGATCAGGTAGCGGGCTTACCGGAACAGCATCGGGACTAAGCATTGGTGGAAATGCTGCGACTGCAACATCTGCAACAAGTGCAGGATCAGTTACAAATAGCGTAACTTTTAACAATAGTGGCTCTGGTTCGGCTAGTGGGTCAACTTTTAATGGGGCATCAGCGTTAACTGTTTCATATAACACGATTGGCGCACCTAGCACAACAGGAACAGGCGCAAGTGGAACTTGGGGAATTTCAATTTCTGGCAACGCTGGAACAGTTACGAATGGCGTTTATACGACAGGTAGTTACTCAAATCCTAGTTGGATTACCTCAATTTTAGGGTCTATCGTAAGTGGCGCAGTTTCTAGTGCTACAACAGCAACAAACGTAGCTGGTGGTTTAGCAGGCTCTTTGCCTTATCAGTCAGGAGCAGGAGCAACAACTTTTTTAGGTATTGGCTCTGCAAACTACGTTTTAACATCTAGCGGAACTGCCCCACAGTATGTAGCTCAAAGCACTTTATCCGTAGGATCAGCTTCAACAGCAACAACTTCTACAAATCTGGCTGGTGGAGTAGCAGGGGCAATTCCTTATCAATCTGCCGCAAGCACAACTGGATTTACAGCAGCAGGCACAACAGGTCAAGTATTGACTTCAGCAGGCACAGGAGTTCCTACTTGGTCAACTCCCACCTCTTATGCGACTGTTACCGATGACACCACTACAAATAGCACTCGTTATCCTTTGTTTGCTAACCAAACAAGCGGAAACCTATCAACAGAATATACAAGCTCTACTAAGCTTCAATACAACCCTTCTACTGGCGTATTTACGGCTACAGGGTTTAGCGGTTCAGGAGCAAGTTTAACTAGCCTTACTGCTGGTAATTTGTCAGGAACTATTCCAAGCAGCGTTTTGGGTAATTCCTCGCTTTATATTGGCACTACCGCAGTTCCGTTAAACTCGGCAAGCGGATCAATTACCTCTTTAGCGGTCAATATTAGCGGTTCGGCAAGTTCGGCTACAACTGCGACTACAGCGACAAACGCTACAAATATTGCCATAACAGACAATACAAGCTCTGCGTCAACTTATTACCCTGTTTTATCGTTAAATTCTAGTGGCAATAACGCAGCGACAACTAGCTCTACAAAGCTCAGTTTTGTGCCAAACACAGGTGTTTTGAGTGCCACATCGTTTAGTGGCGCAGGCACAGGATTAACAGGCACAGCGTCAAGTCTTTCGATTGGCGGTAACGCTGCAACGGCTACGACAGCGACAACAGCAACAACAGCGACTAATGCCAATAACGTAGCTACAGCCGATACCAGCACTAATGCTAACTTTTACCCCACTTTTGTAAGTGCTACAGGTGGTAATGAGGCTTTAAATACTGCCTCAACTAAGTTAAAATTCAATCCATCAACAGGAGCTTTAAGCACAGGCTCTGTAATTTATATAGCACCATAAGGAAAAATCATGGGTCAATTAGTCTTTCAAGCAACAGCAGGCGGTCAGGTAGCCCTAGTTGGCCCTAATCCAGTCACTAACTTCTCGCTGAACGTTCCTGCTGTAAACGGCAATCTTGTAACCACAGGCGATACAGGCACAGTTACAAATACAATGATTTCTGGGCCAATAAACGCAACCAATGGTGGAACAGGGGTTGCAGGAACGCTTACAGGAATTTTATACGGAAACGGCACTTCTGCTTATACTGTTGCCACTACTGCACAAGCTTTATCTTTAATTGGAACTGTGCCAGTAGCTAATGGTGGAACTGGGTCTACAACATCTACTGGTAGTGGTTCTGTTGTGTTGCAAACAAGCCCATCAATTACCACGCCTACAATAGACAAAATTAATACTTCTGTTACCAACACATCTCTAGGTGCTGGTAATGCTTCTTTGATGAAGAACCGCATTATTAATGGTGCGATGGTTATTGACCAAAGAAATGCTGGTGCTAGTTCAACACCTTCAACAAACACATACTTAGTAGATAGATGGTCTTATGTCTCTAGCCAAGCATCCAAATTTACTTGGGGTCAAAACTTAAATTCTGTTACACCACCAGCAGGATTTAGAAACTATTTAGGTGGACAAGTAGCTTCTGCTGTCAGCGTTGGTTCAACCGATTATTTTCAGTTATTTCAGCCAATTGAAGGATACAATGTTGCGGATTTAGGGTTTGGAACTGCTAATGCTAAAACAGTAACTCTTAGTTTTTGGGTGTATTCAAGTTTAACAGGAACATTTGGTGGCACTTTAAATAACGCAGATACAAGCAGAAATTATCCTTATACATATTCTATCCCTGTAGCAAATACTTGGACACAAATTAGTGTAACAATCGCAGGAGATACAACAGGAACTTGGAATACAACTAATGGCGCTGGTTTATATGTGCGTTTTGGTCTTGGAGTTGGTTCTACTTATAGCGGAACTGCTGGTTCTTGGTCAAGCACTCTTTACGTATCTGCTACAGGCGCAACATCCGTAGTAGGTACAAGCGGAGCAACCTTTTACATTACTGGTGTTCAACTAGAAGTAGGAAGTAGTGCTACTGGATTTGAGTATAGACAGTATGGTCAAGAGTTGGCTTTGTGTCAGCGTTATTTTGTAACAACTACTGAAGCAACTGCAATTTCTAATGCTGCCCCTGGCTATGTAACCATAACCACAAGATTAAACCCAGTCCCAATGCGTGCAACACCATCGCTATCTCTTGGTGGAACTGTAACATTTAATCCATTTTTCAATGGTTCTCAATTTACAACTAGCACAACACCAACCTTGCAAAGAAATGTAAGTGATAATTTTATTATCAATTTTTCTGGATTTGGTTCTTCTGGAACAGGTCAAATTGGTGAAATTTATAACAATTCTATAAACATTAGTGCGGAGTTATAAAATGTATAAACAAATTAAAGACCAAAATGGAAATGTGAGAACTGATTGTATTGAAAAATTAGATACAAAAACTTACATCCCTTTCGACCCAGACAACACAGACTACCAAGCCTACCTAAAATGGGTAGCTGAAGGCAATATACCATTACCAGCGGATAGCTAATGTTTACTTGGAAAATTCTAGAGGTTTCTGCTAAAGATGGTGTGATTACTCATGCTCGTTATCATGTCACCGCTTCAAGCGAAGATAAATCAGTAGAAACTGAGGGTAATTGGTATTTTGATTGCCCAACTGCAAAAGTGCCTTTTGACCAAGTTACCGAAGAAATGGTAGCTAGTTGGATTGAGGGCGAGGCAGTAAAAGATGGTCAATGCCATATTACCGCTAGATTACAAGAGCAGTTAGAGGCTATGGAAAATAAAGTCATACCACCCTGGCAACCACAAGTATTTAAACCTGAGATTTAATTATGACACAGCCAATAGACATCATTTCAAGAGCATTAAAAGATATTGGAGCTTTGGAAGCTGGAGAAACCCCAACTCCTGAAGCTGCTCAAGATGCTTTTGATATGCTCAATGACCTTGTAGATCAATGGTCAAACGAAGAAATGATGGTGTTCTATAAGAATGAGATTGTGTTTCCTATCGTTCCCGGACAAACTCAATATACGATTGGCCCTGGCGGTCAAATTGGCGCAATCGTTACAGGTTCAATCTCAGGTAATATTCTGACTATTACAGGCATTACATCAGGTGCAGTAAACGTAGGTCAGACGCTTAGTGGCACAGGCATTACAAATGGCACAAAGATTGTCGCTATGCTCACAGGCGCAGGAAATAACGTCAATGAAGCTGGCACATATCAAGTTAACATTAATCAAAACGTAGCCTCTACAACGATTAACTTATACTATCAACGCCCATTATCAATAGATTCTGCCTTTGTTCGTATCAATACAAACTCTAATGGCGTTCCTATTGTTAATGGTGGTTTGGACTACCCAATCGCAGTTTTAGCGGTTGAAGAATACGAAATGATTGGTTTAAAGACTTTAAATGGCCCGTGGCCAAAAGCGCTTTACTATCAGCCAAGCGAATCATTAGGTAATATTTATGTATGGCCTAACCCAGCGCAAGGCGAAATGCACATCTTTACAGATAATCTGTTTCAAGGCTATACAACCCTAAACGATCCTATTATTCTGCCACAGGGCTACTCTATGGCTCTTAGATGGTGTTTAGCAGAGCGTTTAATGCCTATGTATGGCAAAGCCTCGCCCACGCAAATTACGATGATTCAGCAATACGCTGCTCAATCAAAAGCAACAGTTAAACGAATTAATATGAAGCCAGTTCAGTCAGCACGTTTTGCAGATGCAATGCTGGCTTCTCGCCAGCGTGATGCGGGTTGGATTTTGTCGGGGGGCTTCTTCCGCTAAGGTTTGATACTAAGTGGTGTATAATTAGCCCATGACATTTTATATATATCAACACCGCAAAGCTGATACCAACGAAATATTTTATGTTGGTAAAGGAAAAGGCACACGTTTAAACCAAAGCAAAGGTCGCAATCAATATTGGCATCGTGTAGTTGCCAAGCATGGATTTGTTGCCGAATATATTGCACAAAATTTAGATGAAGAATTAGCTTTTCTTGCCGAAATGGAAGCTATTGATGTTTACCGCAGACGTGGCATTAAACTTGTTAATGTTACTGATGGTGGTGAAGGTGCTTCAGGATACAAACATACTGCCAAACATAAAGCCAATCTTAAAGGCAACAAAAATGGTGAAACTTCTTGGGGTATGACTTTTAAAAATAAAAAACATACCAAAGAATCTCGCCAAAAAATGTCCTATTCACGAATTGGCAATAAAAATAAATCTGGCACTACATTATCAGAAGAATCAAAAGCTAAAATTAGCGCAGCCATGACAGGCAAAATTGTTTTAAAAAAACGATTGCTTACAAAAGAACAAGTTTTAGAAATCCGTCAACGTCTTGGTTACAGGAATATTGCTATGCTTGCTAGAGAGTATGGTGTTGGAGAATCTACCATTCGCAGAATTCGTAATGGTGAAGCCTACAAGGATGTCAAATAATGCCCGATTTTGGTTTTGTTGGCCCGTCTTACGAAGCACCTTCGATCTACCAGGATGCCCAGGAATTAATTAATTGGCGACCTGAAGTTGATCCGAATAAAGGCCCTGATAGTCGGGGCGTTATTGCTTTATATCCCACGCCCGGATTAACCACTCAAGTCGTTCTACCTAATGCTCAAGAAGTTAGGGGCATGAGAACAGTAAGTGGTGGTCAGCAGATGGTTGCCGTTTGTGGGCCTTATGTCTATGTTTTGACATCAAACCTCACTCCAACGATTGTCGGTCAGCTTAATACTTCATCGGGTCACGTAGGCATTACTGATAACGGAATTAACGTCTATATCGTTGACGGAGCTTATCGCTACACATGGAGAATTAATAACCCAACCGCAGCGACTGTTCAAGGTTCTATATCAGGAACAACTTTAACAATTAGTCGTACGTATTCTGGTACGCTTGCAGTCGGACAAGCCCTTTATGGTATTGGCGTAAGTAATGAAACTGTCATTTTGTCAGGTTCAGGCACTACTTGGACTGTAAATAAGTCCCAAACTGTTGCTTCTACGCAACTATATGCCTCAAATACGATTAGTTTTCAAGGCTCTATTGCCGATGTAACTGTAGGAGCTACTGTCTATCATCAACTGTCTGTAAGCCCTTCTGTAACCCTGTATTTAGGTCAAACCATCGTTGGCACAGGCGTTTCAGATCAAACAATGATTACGCAAATCGCTACTGCGGGGTCGGCTTATTACATTAATAAGTCTTACACGATTAGCTCAGAGCAAATGTATGCTTTGAACTTTACGCAGATTCCGAATACCGATGGTGCTTTTAATGGCGCAGATGTCGTTGATATTGTAGATAACTACTTTGTTTATAACGATCCTAGCACACAGCAATGGGCTGCATCTAATACTTTAAGTCCTATTACGCCCGCCCTATCCTTTTCATCTAAAGATGGATCGCCTGATAATCTTGTATCTTTAATCGTAGATCATCGAGAAGTCTATTTATTGGGCGAAAACTCAAGCGAAGTTTGGGTTGATGTGGGAGCTTTCCCATTTCCATTCCAACGAGTTCCCGGCACAAACACACAGCATGGTATTGTAGCTAAGTTCTCGGTGGCTCGTCTAGGCAATTCGTTTGCTTATGTTAGCCGTAATATTCGTGGTCAAGCTCAAATTATGATGATGCAAGGGTATATACCTACCCGCATCTCTACCCATGCCGTTGAGAACACTTTAGTTAACCAAAAGGTTGACGATGCGATTGCTTGGACTTATCAATTAGAAGGTCACGAAGTTTATGTGGTATCGTTCCCTAGCTTAGATTTAACTTGGGCTTATGACGTTTCTACCCAAATGTGGCATAAATGGCTATGGGTGGATAGCAATAACGTTTATCACCGCCATCGTGGAAACTGCTTAGCTTTGTTTCAAGGCATGGTTTTGGTTGGCGATTGGCAAAACGGCAAGATTTACGAGCTAGACCCCAATAATTACACCGATGACGGAGATACCATCCGTAGGGTGCGTAGATGCCCCCATTTAGTCGCTGATTTACAGCGTGAATACTTTGACGAATTACAGCTTCAGTTCCAGCCTGGCGTGGGTATTGGTGGCACATTTATCTCATCAGGAACATATCTTGGTGCAAATTTAATAATTCCACCTACTCAAATTTATTCAATTCCTGCTTTGGGCATTTATATTATTGGAAATTCTGTAACGCCTAATAGCACTAATCCTTATACCAATCCTCAGGCCATGCTACGTTGGTCAAACGATGGAGGCTCTACTTGGAGTCGTGAATATTGGATTCCGATTGGTCAACAAGGAAAGTATAAAAATCGTGCAATTTGGCGCAGATTAGGCACAGCACGGGACAGAATCTATGAAGTTGTGATGACTGACCCTGTAAAAGCGGTGATTGTGTCGGCAAACTTAAAATCTAGCGTTGGAGAGAACTAATGGCTAATGGAATTTGGTCATCGACTCAAAACAACCCTTATCCGCAATCTGAGTTTTTAGATGCTACAACGAAACGGCCTACACGGGCGTGGCAACAGTTTTTTCTAAATTTATTGAATTTTAGCTCTGCAAGCACGGCTTCATCAGGATCGGCTACTTTACCAGCTAACCCTGTTGGGTTCATAAACGTTACAGTAAATGGTCAAAATTACAAGGTTCCGTATTATAATTTGTAGTAGGTAAAAAAGGGGGTGTGTATGGTTGAGTATAGAGAAGAAAGATTTGGTGACTTTTTCGAGGAAATGAAAGCTCTTTTAGACGATCATTACCAAGAATTAAGCGTAACAAAGGTGTTTGGATTAAACCCGAATTATGACAGGTATTTGGAGTTACAAGATTCAGGCGATTTATTTTGTTTAACTTGCCGAAAAGATGGTGAACTAATAGGTTACATCATCTATTTTGTGTATCGCCACCTGCATTATTGGGATTGTTTGACTGCTATGGAAGATGTCTATTTCATTAGAAAAGACCAAAGACAAGGCAGAATTGGATTAAATTTGTTTAAGGAAGCTGAAAAAGCCCTTAAAGAACATGGAGTTAACAGAATTAATATTAGCTGTAAGGTTCATTTAGATCACACCAAGATATTTGAACATTTAGGCTATAAATTTATTGAAAAGCATTTTACGAAATTGCTCGATTAGGACAAACTATGTATTATTCAAAACGCCAACTTTACGCACTCGGAGAAACTTTAGGGGATTCTGTCACACAGAATAAGGTTGGCGGAGGTCGCATCTACGGAGGCGGTGGCGGTGGTGGTGGAGGCGGTGGTGGTGGAAGTAAAGGTGGAATTGTAGGAACTGCTGCTGGTAAAGCCACAGGAATCCCAGGCGCAGGACAAGTTGGTGGTTCTATTGGAAGTGGTAAAGGCGGTGGTGCAGGTGGTGGTAGCTCTAAAGGTGGCGGTGGTGGTAAAGGCGCACCTGGCAAAGTTCCTAGTGTTGCTGGTTCTGCTGGTTCTAATGCAGCAGCTAATGCTCTCAAAAACTTGTCAACTAATCAGCTTTTAAGTGGAGCTTTAAGCGGTATTGGTGCATTAGGCGGTTCTGCATTGCAAGCTAATGCTGCAAATCAAGCAGCTCAGACTCAGCAGAATATGTTTAATACGCTAACTCAGCAAAATGCCCCATATCGTCAAATTGGTCAGCAAGCTGTAGGCAACCTGTCTGATCTATTAGGTATTAGCGGTAATACTGGCGCACAAGGTTATGGAAGTCTTACAACTCCATTTAATAATCAAAGCCTAACTCAGCAATTAGCCCCTAATTATCAGTTCCAATTACAGCAAGGCTTAGGTTCTTTAAACAACCAATTAAACGCTACTGGTGGTTTAGTAGGTGGTAACGCTATTCAGGGCGCACAAAACTACGCTCAGAACTATGCTCAAGGTGCTTACCAAAACGCATTTAACAACTATCAGACTCAAAACTCCAATATCTATAACCGCTTGGGTGCGATTGCTGGATTGGGTCAAGGCGCAGCTTCTAATCAAGCTACAGGCGCATCTCAGTTTGGTGGCAACATCGGCACACAACAAGCTGCTGCGGGATCTGCATTAGGTGGTGGAGTAGTAGGAGCTGCAAACGCAGGCGCAAACGCTTATGGAACTTCTGCACTAATTAATGCAGCTATTGCAGCAGGACAACCTCAAGGATAATATATGGCTGAATCAGTAGGTTTATCCGCAAAAGCACCGGATCTAGGTCAAGGGCTTACCAATCTTAATTCTCTTTTAGATTTAACTAAAAAGTCTGCTACGCTGCGACCAGAAATTGAAGCCACGATTGCAGAAGCCAAAACCAAAAAGTCTAAAGCAACTTTAGAGGGCAATCAGTTAAGACGTAATTTGTTTAATTCATTAGCTGAAAATGAAGATGTTAACGCTTTAGCACAAGACCCAAGCAATCCTGTATTACAAAGAAAAGTTCAAAGAGCTATTTCTGACATTGGCGATCAAGCTATGGATGCTTTGGGAGATGAAGCAAAACCTGCGGTTTATCAAAATACCGCTAAATTGATGCAATTAGCACAAACAAGACCTCAAGATTTTGTTGGATTTTTGCGTCAAAGCGTATCGGCTGGCACTCCTGTTGCAGAGCGTTATGCTACACAAACTAGACAACCTATTCAAATTGGTCAAGGTGCTGGTACAGCTTTATTGTCAGGCAGACCTGGCGAAATGGGTCAACAAATTGGCTATGCGCCTAATGCTTTAGCTCCACAAGTGGTTACAAATCAGATCACCAAAGCACCTTATGTTATGGGTGGTGGAAATGCCCCTGGTGTGCAAATGTATAATCAAGGCCCAGTTCCACAAGGTTCTGTAAGTGTTCAGGGGGCTGGCGGTGCGCCCGTATCAGGAATGACTGCACCTCAAGCTAGACCTCAAGGTATGCCTCAAGGTCAAGCTATGGCTCAACCTACAGGTCAGCTTACACAACAACCCAACGAATCTCCTGAAAACTTTGGCGCACGAGTTCAACAAACTCAAGGCTCATATTTAAAAGCACAAGATCAATACACCAACGTCAATAGCCAATATGGGCATATTCCTACAATTAAAAACATCAATGGAAGCATCATTGGGTTATTAAAAGATCCTACTGTTGATACTGGTGCGGTAGCTAGTTATTTGGCAGGTAAAACAAATTACGCTAATCTATCACCTAAAGAACAAGAGTTAAACAAATTATTGCAACAACGTATTCAAAATTTAAGCCCTAAATCAGACGCTGATGCTGAAAACAAAAAAACGGCTTATGGTTCTTTGGCACTAAAAAAAGAAGCATTATTAGATTTGGTTCGCAGAGATCAGCAATGGGTTACTACCCAAGATTTGCAAGCTAAAGGCACTTTGCACAATGGTGGTAATGCAGTTAATCCTAATTATGGAAAAGTAGCTGATTTTAATAGTAAGTTTTCTCAATACGCTGCTAATCCTAATTTAATGAGATATATTTCTGTGGTGGGCGAGGATCCTGCAAAAATCAGATTAGATAAAGCTGATTTAGAATTGCTAAATAAAGAAATGGGTAGCGTTCCTATTGAGAAAAGAAAACAGTTAGAACAACAACGTCAAGAGTTACTTAAACTTGTAAATGGACAGCAATGAGTGGAGAAAACCAGGTTGTTGAATACGACCCATCCGATCTACTAACTTCTATTCCTGCTGCTCCATCGGAAACGCAAGAATTTGAGCCACAACAATTATTAGAGGGATTACAAACTCCTTCTGAACCTTTATTTAAAACACCATCTGTAAAAGGTGCATTAAAAACTGCCGAAGCTATTGCAACTAAAGGCACAGGAACAAATCTTGCCAAAGGCGCAGCAGCTTTATTTGATGAAACAATCGGCAACATTATTCCCGCAGCAGAACAACTTTTGGGCTACCCAGTCATTAGACCTTTTGTTGGCCCTGCAAAAGCCAAAGAAATTAGCGACAAATTGGTTAGCTATGTTGACAAACCATTAGGTAAATTTTTAGGCATTACCGAAGATCCCGTTTATCAAAACGAAGGACTTGGTCAAATAATGAAATACATTGGCAAAAACCTTGATAAGGGTGCTGAATATATTTCTGAAAAAACTGGTATGCCCAAAGAGGATGTTCAATACTTTGTTAACTTAGCAACCATTCCTGCCACAGAAGGTGGAATAAGAATTGCTGGTGCTGTTAAAAAACTTCCTAAAGCTATGGAAGATACACAAAGAGCTATGGGCATTGAACCTAAAGCTAAAGTAACTGTTAAAGCTACCCCCGAATCATATAAAGACGTTGGTGCAGCGCAAACAACCAATAAATCTATGTTAGATGCTGCGATTGCACAAGCAAGCCCACAGCTTAAAGAAGCATTAAAAAATATTGATCCAGCAGATCCTATTTTTAGTCCTAAAGCACTTAATCATGCAATGTTAGCAGATTCATTGCCTGAGCCGGTGTTGCTTACTAAAGGTCAGGCCCTACAAGACCCAACATTAATTAGTCGTGAACGGAATGAACGTGGATTTAAAGAGCCATTAGTTGAACGTTTTAACCAACAAAATAAAGCATTACTTAAAAATGCTGAATTAATGAAAGATGAAGCTGCTAGAGATTTAGTCAATACAACAAGCCACGTAGCCGATTCAGAAGGAATTATTGATCAAGTTAAATCAATACAAAAAGCAAACCATGAAGCAACGCAATCTGCTTATAAATCCCTTGAAGAAGCGAATGGCGGTAAATTCCCTGTTGATGCCAAAACTTTTGGAGAAAACGCTAGAGCAGCATTAGAGGTTGGTGATGATACAGAATTTTTGCCTTCTTCTATTAAAGCTAAAGTAGATGCCTATGCCAAAGGCAAAGAAATGAATTTTAATCAGTTTGAGAATTTAAGAACTCAAATTGCTAGAGAA